CCTCGATACGATCAGCAGCGTCATTACACTCAATATCTCTTTTCCGCAGTCTTGTGACTAAGTCGCTCATTCGATCACCTCCTTAACGAACCTACCATCGACCATCTTACCATCTCTACCATTGATCTTCCTAAACGCTGCATCAATGCAGTCACTGGGGTTAACACCAGCAATGCGACAGGCGTTAATCCAGAAGACATACACGTCACCTAGTTCACGCTGTAGGTTACGATCACTAGCAGGACTATTGATATACAGGGCATCTGACCACGCCTCAGTGACCTCAACGACCTCTTCAGCCATACCCTTGGCCTGAGCCATGAAGCTACCACCGTCATCATATATTCCCTTGTGCTGCGCCCAGTATTCAATCTCTTCTTGTTTGTAGATCATGACCAGATTAACCCCATCAGTGCGCCTAAGAATATTATTGTGTTCGTCCTCGTAATGATTCTGAAAGGTACGGATGTGTCTGCTCTACACTCCCACCCTTGATGCAAGCCATATATTAGTGAGGTTAGGAAGACCACCAAGGTGGTTATCATGATGTTAATTAGTATGTCATTCATTATTTGTTCTCTCCTTCAAGTTCCAACAACAGTTCAGCGAAGTGGATGATCTTCTTGACGTCATCAGTACCGCCCTTGTCCTTCCACCTAGTTGCATACTTGATTATGCACCCCTCGATGAATGGTATGCCATTGGCGTGAATGTACTCCACCGGTTGAATCGCTAGATCCTTGTAGTGTCCACCACCCACTTGGACGTCCAAAGGTGATGAGGTGTTCTTCCGTCTTACCTGTGACTGAGCTGCCTCATACATCTCCTCATTGGTGGCCTCCTCTAGTTCGTCCCATGTCCTAGGACTGAAATTGAATGTATCACGGGGGTCTACCTCCATTGTGGGTTGATTAGAAGCATCATGGAGCATCTCCCAAGGATTATTAGAACCCATTATAGGTAACTCCTTCGGTTCGGCAGTAGGGCATCAATGGCATCTTCAAGCTCATTGACATCTAAGTTATAGCCCATCTTTGGTAACTGTCTGGCAAAGACTCCCATCAGGTCGGGCCATGACATACCTTCATTCTCAATTGTGGTCGTCATGACGCACGGTGGGAACTCGGGGTAATCTTCCATTGCATCTTCACTATATATAATTGTAATCATTTTAGTTTCCAAATCTAGTTAAAAGTAATTTCATTTGATCTTCATCCGTACCTTCCATCTTGATCTTTCCCTTGCATCCATCGAATGACCAGTTGATGCCATTCTGATTGGGCCAGTAGGCTCCACTCATGATTATCGCAAGGGCCTCTCCGTACCTCAGACAACTCTTTGACGAGAAGACTGCCAGTATACTACGTTTGGTGATACCCTTCAAGTTCTTTTTGACATTCTTTGATGATGACGCATATGCCTCCCAATCGTTCAACTTCCAATCCTTACCGGCCTTACGCCAAAACTGCTTACGTCCAATGTAGAATGTACCGTCATCCATGTCAATCTGATAGATGAACCCAAGATGATCATCCATGTTGCGTCTAAAGGAGAATCCCGTCTTGTTCACCCAGTCTGGCAGTTTACTCATCCCCATAGCCCTCCATTATGTCAAACATCTCATCGAACTCCTCAAGTTTCTCCTCAATCTTCTCCTCAAAGGCATCCATCAGATCCTCCGTGGTGAGTTCCAGGATTTCAACTATCGTCTCTGGATCACAACAGTACATTATACGTTCTTTAAATTCAGTGATTAACATATTAGAACTCCACCTCTTCGGTAACTTTAGGTTGACGTGCGACGTGCGTTAGATACTTAGGCCCCGTTGAATAGTAGAAGGCCCTTAGGTCTGGCCAACAGTGCTTCTTAAACTTACAATAGCTACAGTTGATGCCCAACTTACGATTACCACTCTTACCGTCTGGTACGTCCTCATAACACCTCTCAGGGGCCTCTGAGGATGCCACCACGGTCTTTAGATGCTTGATGCGATCCACAATGTCGGGTGAGTCCTTGAAGTCCTCTATGGAGTGCTGAAGTACCGTGAGGTGCCCATGTTGCTTGTCCATTGCCAACCACCCAACTTTGGTTTCTCCCAGTCCCTCGGCATAACCCTTGATCTGATCTATATATCCAAATGGATCATCATTCATCAGGGTGCCTTCTTTGAACTTCTTGAAGCCAAACGTTGATGCAGACTTGATGTCAATTAGATCACCATCAATGAAGCAATCAATGTGCCCCTTGACGCCCTCAACCGTCACCTCCTGTTGTTCACCGGTAACCTCATGACCAGAGGTGCGGATTAGGAACACAAGCATCTCTTCAATCATGTGTCCAAACATGAACTTGAGGTACGTTGGTGCCTCAATCTCTTCAGCTTCAAGCATCTGAGCTTCATTCCAGAGGTACCTTGAGCCTTTACCAACGTTACTCATGCGTAACCGAGGGTTCTGCTCCCGCTTCTCCGTGAAGATGTTACTAAATAATACCTTCATGTTCTCACCAAAGTGTTCCACCTGTTCTTCGAGGTTTACACCTTCGGGTACTTCCTTGGTCTCCATCAGGGCGTATATGTCGTCAACTAGTGTATCAATCGTTCTCATTCTTTGGTACCTCTTTAAATATGCCATTAGTATAGCACGGTTTCATTAGATATGCAACTGCTTTGTTTAAATCTTCCAAGGTATCCCCCATAAGACCTACCCCTGCATTACAGTTACGACATAAGACTCCCCTGAAGTCTCCTGTATCGTGACAATGGTCATAGCAAAGGGTATCAAATGTGCCACAAATCTCACACTGATTGGTGGTACCCATACGCTGCCTGTACTCTTCTAGAGTAATGGCGTAGTGTCGTTTAACATGAGACCTCTTCTGGCCTTCCTTATTACCTTCGTTTAATAACTTCTGAGAAGCAATGAAACACATCTTACATCTGCGTCTATTCTTATAGAACATATTAATGTTCTTCTCAGAACCACACTCCCTACACTTCCGTAAGGGTTTCAATGTGTCTGACTCCAATTGTTACCCACCTTGTACTCACCAGTGGTCGGACATCTCAGCCCAAGTTGAATTCCAGCAGCTTCCATTGAAGCCACCGCAAGTCTTCCAAATGCCGTTGCATGATCTTCCCTCACCTCATATTGAAATTCATCGTGTATCGTACCTACCAGCTTGTAGTCCAACCCATGTAGAGTTGCGTACTCATTGAGTATCACCTGTGCCTTCTTCATGTAAACTGCACCCGCACCCTGAAGTAACGTATTGAGTGCCGCATGTGGTGACCTAACTTGTAGTCTGCGTCCATCCAAGGATGTCAGGTATCCCTTCTTGCATCCCTTCTCAACTCTCGTTTTAAGGTCTTCAAGTGCTGGTGTATTATCGAGAAACTTCTTCTTAAGTTTACCTCCAGCTCTGCCAGAACCTCCAACGATACTTCCGATCTTAGCATCGCCAGCTCCGTAGAGGAATGCGTAGATGAATGTTTTAGCTTGATCTCTCGTTGCAAGTCCCGCAGCATTTTGATTTGCCGTGTGTATGTCTCCACCTACCACCTCCTTTGTATAATCATCGTCATTCATGTAATGTGCAAGCATCCTAAGTTCAAGCCCACTGGCATCTGCACCAACCAACTTGTAACCCTTCGGCACAATCCAACAGCTCCTACACTCAACTCCATAAGGACTGTGTGATGCTGGCACCTGTGCTAAATTAGGCTTTGAATGCGTCATCCTGTTAGTTATGGCACCTAGTGTATTCACATAGCCGTGCACCCTCCCTTGGTCACTACAGGCCTCAATCCAGGATTCTACCTGTGCCAACCTCTTCTGAACCGTGAGGTACTCCTGAATCATGACCGCCTCTGGTATGTCCGTGACTGACTCAAGGGTCGACTCGTCAACCACCGGCTTACCAGTCGCGGTGAACTCCGTTGGTTTCCAACCGAAGTGCATCAGCTGTTTGCCAATCTGTATTCGCGAACCAAGGACGAACTCGGGGAACTCCACTCGGCTCATGACTCCACCGGCCACCGATACGTCGTCACCTAGGAACTTAAGACCAACGGTGGATAGCTCCCCACACTTCTTGTACTTTGGTGTCACCTCCTTCATGAACTGTGGTAGGGGCCTGAATGTTGCCCTGACTTCATCTTCAAGGTCATTCTTCCGTTCCATCAGCTGTGCAACCAATCCCCGTGCATATGGTAAGTCCAGCATCCAACCATTCAGTATCTGCTTAGATATAATACCCTGTACTTTATACTCAAGTTCAACAGCTTGCTTCCCATAGGCGTGAAGTTTATCCCTAAGAGTATTGTAAACTGCTCGAGTAACCTTAGTGTCCTGTACGCAATAAGATACCATTTCGTCCGTAAGTTGTGTCCAATCATTGTAGTCCCCCTTGGGAAAGTTAAGTGTGTTGCCCCATGCCTTCAAACTATGACCACCTTCACGTGGTTGATCTTCAAGTCTGCTCATTGTGAGGGTATCCTCAATGGCAACACGTTGGAAGTCAACGTTCAGCAGTCGTTCCAGTACTGGTATGTCGTAACCAATGATGTTATGTCCAATAACCACATCGCATGAGTCAATCATGGTCTGTACATCCGTTCTGGTGGGCATACGTTGCTCAATGGATTCCCCCGTATCCAAGTTTAGGTAGCATATGCACCAGATCACGGATGGATCTAGGCCATTGGTTTCAATGTCTAGTATAAGTTTAGTGTTCATTATGAATCCTATATTTACCAAATGTTTCTAGCATCAGCTTATCCATTGCTATTGCGGATTGCTCCTTGAATGCTGAGATAAACACCTTGGTATCTCCTTCGGGA